GCGTATATATGTGTGACAATGCAAATTTTAGTAAGGCCGGTCTTGGCACACTTAAAACTTGTGTTAATATACAAATTACAAAATTATCATTGACAAGCAATGTTGTTACTATAACTACCGGAAAAGCGCATAATTTGGCTGTTGGGCAATCAGTTATTATATCAGGACAACCAGGATATAATGGTACTGTAACTGTAGCTACTGCACCAACCGCAAAAACATTTACATTCGCAAAAACTGCTGCTAATGTTGTTGAATTTAATTCTGTTAGAGGAATGTTAAATTCTAAACAAATTAATGGCACAGGAACTGAATTTTTAACAGCGGTTGCTAATGGTGAATGGGTTACTTCTGGCAACATGATTATCGGTCAAGTAAAATCAGTTACTTCTGATACTTTAGCAACATTACATGCTGTTCCACCTAAACATTATACTAACATTTCATTTAATATTAAATGGAAATATTATCAACATTTTGATACTGCCCCAGGAACTACTCAATATTGTCAAAATATAAATTCTTCTAATGACGGATTGCATATTTTAATTGCAGACGAAAATGGACTTTTTAGTGGAGTAGCAGGAACAATTCTTGAAAAATTTGCATATGTTTCTAAAGCTGGTGATGCATTAACACAGCAAGGTGCTAAAAATTATTATAAAGAAGTAATTAACACACAATCTAAGTATTTGTGGTGGGCTAATCATCCTTCTGGTATGTCTAATTGGGGTTACACTACAGATGGCGTTACTTATACTAGCATGACTAACCCTTATATAAAATCTTTAAGTGGTGGTTCTGATGGTGATGTTTCAAATCAAGGCGATGTAATGGCGGCATTTGGTGAATTAGCCAATGTTGAATTATATGACGTTGGTTTGATTGCTATGGGTAAAGCAGATGTAGATTTGGCAAATTATGTTATTCAAAATGTTGCTGAAATAAGAAAAGATTGTGTCGTATTTGTATCTCCACAAAATATAGACACCGATGAATTTATTGTTGGTGCTACTACCGACCAAACAGAACAAATTCGCAATTATGCTGATTTGATTGTATCTTCTTCTTATGCCTTTATTGATAGTGGTGTTAAATATCAATATGACCAATATAAAGATACATATCGTTGGGTCCCATTAAATGGTGATATTGCTGGATTAACAGCAAGAGCAGATTTTACTAATGAGCCTTGGTGGTCGCCAGCCGGTTATAATCGCGGTATTATTAAAAATGCTATTAAACTTGGTTATAATCCATTTGCCAGAACTGAACGTGATATTTTATATCAAGCTCGTGTTAACCCAGTTGTTGCTGAACGTGGTCAAGGAATTTTGTTACTTGGTGATAAAACAGCTTTATCTAAACCAAGTGCATTTGACCGTATAAATGTTCGTAGATTGTTTATAACACTAGAAAAAGCAATCTCTACTGCTGCAAAATATATGTTATTTGAATTTAACGACACAACTACACGTAATTTGTTTGTTGGTATGTTACTGCCATATTTGAGAGATATTGCCGGTAGACGAGGAATACAAAGCTTTAGTGTTGTGTGTGATGCTTCTAATAACACGGAACAAGTTATTGCAACAAACTCGTTTGTTGCAGATATATACATCCAGCCGAACTACTCAATCAACTATATTACATTGAATTTTATCGCAACTAAGAGTGGTGCTGTTCAGTTTAATATTACTGGCGCATAATATTGACAATATAAGTATTATGTAGTATAATATTAATAGCTTGGTGGGAAACTACCAAGCTATTTTTTTAGGTAATATAATATCTTTTCATAAATAATAACGTGAATTTAACAAAAATATGCATTAAATGCAGATTAGAAAAAAACATATCAGATTATAATAAAGCAAAAAATAAAGATGGCTTGAATAATAAATGTAAATCTTGCATAAAAGAATACACATTAGAATACAATAACAAAAATAAACAAACTATATACGAAAAACATAAACAGTATAGACATTCTAATAAAGAATATTTTATTAACAGAGGCAAAGAATATAGAGAAAAGAATAAATCGCGATTATTAGAATATAGCAAAGAATATAGAGAAAAGAATAAAGAAATTTTAGCAGAGAAGGCATTTATACGCGCATCTAACAGAATAGATGAAATTAGGGAATATCAAAGAAATTATGTCAGTAACCGTAGAAAAAAAGATGCTCTTTTCAATATTTCTATTAATATTCGTAGATTGATATCACTATCAATACAAAAACAAGGATACACCAAGAAATCAAAAACACACGAAATTCTTGGTTGCTCATTCGAAGAATTTAAAGCACACATTGAAAATCAGTTTGTTGAAGATATGTCTTGGAATAATAGACATTTATGGCATATTGACCACATATACCCAGTTTCAAAAGCAGTAGATGAAGATCATTTAATTAAATTGAATCATTATTCTAACCTTCGACCTCTTTGGATAGAAGATAATTTAAAAAAAGGAAATAAAATATTATAAAATATCATGTCTAAAAAATTAACAACCGAACAATTTATCACAAAAGCTATAAGTATTCATGGCAAAAAATATAATTATTCTAAAGTCAATTATAAGAACGCTAAAGAAAGAATTGAAATAATATGTAATATACATGGAGTATTTTTACAAACACCGGACAAACACATTTATGGTAAAAATGGTTGTGAATTATGTGGACGAGAAGCAGCAAAACAAACAAATCTTGAAAGATATGGCACAGAATATACTTTTCAATCAGAAAATAATAAAAATAAATCAAAACTCACTTGCTTAGAAAAATATGGATATGAGTCTCATAATAAATCAGCAATAGTTAATACAAAAAAGAAATTGAGATTCTTAGAAAGATATGGTGTGGAAAATCCTTTTCAATCTGAATACATTAAAGACAAAATAAAAAAAACTAATATTAAAAAATATGGTGTGAATAATAACACACAATTAAATATGATTAATATTTTACCATTAATAAGTGATAAGGACTGGTTATTTGAGCAATATATAGTTTTAGGTAAAACAACTTATCAAATAGCACAAGAATTAAATATTAGTGATGTTACTATAGGTAATTACCTCAAAAAACATGAAATTGAAGTAAGATATACGGTTGGATATTCAATGAAATGTATCAAATGGCTGGAATCAATAATACAACAAGAACAAATCTTTATTCAACATGCTGGTAATGTTGGTGAGTACCAGATACCAGGAACAAGATTTAAGGTTGATGGATACTGCGAAGAAACCAATACCTGTTATGAGTTTCATGGTGATTTATTTCATGGCAATCCAGATTTGTTTGAAGATGATGCCAGACCACATTTCTATAAGAACCATTTGACAGCAAAAGAATTATACTATAAAACTATAGAAAGAGAAAATAAGATTAAAGAAATGGGATATAATCTTATTACCATGTGGGAAAACGATTTTAACCAACAAAGTAAATTTTTATAAATACTACTATATAATTTATTAAAAACATACAAAGGACTAATAATATGGCCGCAGTAGCAAGTATATCAGCATTCAAAACACAATTACAAGGTGGAGCAAGGGCTAACCAGTTCTCCGTCGAAGTTTCTTTTCCAACGGGAGTCACAAATGCTTGGACTGCTGTTGCACCTTTACAATCTGCATTTTTGTGTCATGCCGCAAGTTTACCAGAATCTTCAATTGCACCTGCGAACGCACCGTATCGCGGTCGTGATGTATTTTTAGCAGGTGAAAGAACTTTCGCACCTTGGACTATCCAAGTTTATAACACAGAATCTTTCTCTTTGAGAAACGCTTTTGAATCATGGTCAGAAATGATTAACTCAAATCCAGATAATACCGGACAAACTTCTCCAGGTAAATATCAGGCAGATTTGGCGGTTATTCAATACTCAAGAAATAATGAAGCATTAAAATCTTATAAATTTATCGATGCTTTCCCAATTAACATTTCACCAATTGAATTAGAATTTTCCAAAAATAATTCTGTTGAGAGCTTCAGCGTAACTTTCGCGTACCAATACTGGGTATCCGATACCACAAATTCTTCTGGAATGGGTCTTGGATTATCGACACCAGTTGGTATTTTAAGAATTTAATAATAACCATCAAATGATTATACAAAGGCTACTTCGGTAGCCTTTTTTATTGCATAATGTATACTTTCTGTCCACAATCATATAATTTGCGGTATCCATTCAAAAACATATTTTGTGATTCACTAAAAGATTCATCAAAAATTTCTAGCTTATCTTTAAGTTTGTGTTTTTGGAATTGCACACGGTTATATAATATATTATTTTTAACCCATTTATATCCAATATTACTATTACGCATAAAAGCAAATCCTAATTTTTTATAAACATTTCCAGAAGAATATCTTCTATCTGCATAAGTAATAATAGTTTTATTAATGTTGTTTTTTAAAAAGTGTTTAAATAATTTAGTTATACCACCAATAACATTAGTATTTAATTTAGAAGCAATCCTGATAATTTCATAATCAAATTCTTTATTATATCTTGGTGCTCTAAAACTAATCATACATACAAATTCATTGTTATATTTTAAACCATAACAAATTGAACTATTACTAAATCCTTGAAGATGATTTTTATCAAAAAAGTCACGTTCTTCTTGTTTTGTTGGTATATCTATTGAGCATTTTCTAGCAAATATTTTATTTTTTGTTAAACCACATTTATTAAGAATCATCGATTTAACAATATCTTGCTTATAAATCCATTCAATATCATTAAATTGCAAAAGTTCTATATTGTTATTGATACAAGCTTGTGTTTTATTAATGTGTTTTTTTCTATTCTCCGGTGTATCATTTAAAGAGTCTAAAGAATGCCAATAAACACCATTTAATTCAATTGCCAAGTTATACTTAGGAATATAAATATCCAATTCTTTTGGTTTGATTGTTTTTCTATCAGAAAATTTAAACTCTATTCCATTTTCATTTAGAAAATTTTGCAATTGTATTTCATGACTAGATACGGTATAAGAATTTCTATCTATACCACTATTAATCATATAATTTAATATGGTTCTTTGACACACACCTAATTCATTAGCTATTTCTATGGAAGTTTTCCTATTACAGTTGTATAATTCAGAAATATAATCTTTATCTTTTAATAATGATAATTTGTCTATAATATGTTTTTGTGATGGATTTTTTATACCATATCTATCTAAATTGGTATTTTCTGTTTTATTTTTAATTAATATACTTTTTTGTGGATTATCAACACCATAATTTTTTAAACAAGTTTGTTTCTTTTTTTCTTTAATTGCATCAGACTGCGAAGGATTATTAACACCATATACATCAACATATGTTTTTTTTCTTTTTTCTGTTGTGCAATCTGGGCAACCGGCTTTTTGTGACAAGTGGCTGTTTGGTACTTGTCTAAATTCACCATGTATTTTACAAATTATAATTAATTTTGTTCTATTGCCGTCATATACAGATTTAGAATAATCGTATATATCGCCATGAATTAAAATCGCTTCTTCTATAAATTGTTTTGTAGTTTTTTTAGGTTTCATGTGTTTATTATAACATATAATATTGTTTTGTCAAATTTATTTATTATATAAATATAACTATAACAACATATAAGAGTATTATTAATATGGCACGTAACAAGAAAAAAAATTATGGATTGAATCTTGGTAGTAATACAACACCTGAATTATCTTCACCAGTAACACCATTATCAGACGATGGAGCAGCGCAAGTTCTTGGCATCAATTCATATTTTGGTTCAACATATATCAATATGGATGCCGCCAATTCTAATGAACAAGATTTAATAAAACGTTATAGAACACTTTCAAATTATAGCGAAGTAGATTTAGCAATTGATAATATAGTAAATGAATCAATAGTCTATGATACCGATGTTATGCCGGTGAAATTGAATCTGGATAAATTACCACTTTCAAAGAATATTAAAATGAAAATTTTTGAACAATTTGAAAGAATTCTAGAATTGATGAAATTTGATGAAAAGAGCTATGCGATATATAGAAGATGGTATATTGATGGTCGAGTTTATTTTAATGTTATCATTGATACTAACAATCCGTCACTAGGCATTCAAGAATTAAGACCAATAGATGCTTTAAAAATTAAAAAAGTAAGAGAATTAGTTAAAACAAAAGATGATAATGGTGTTGATTTTGTTAGATTAAC